CGAGGACATCCTGTCCGGCGGCCCCAAGGTCGACGACTGGCTCGACCGCAGCCTGCAGATCTCCCTCGCCGTCCGGGCCAAGGTCTGGGAAGAGGCGACCGGCTACATGACCGAGGTGCAGCAGCTCGTCTTCCCCCGGGCTGCTGCGCCGCCGGTCATCCCCGACGTGCCGCCGACCCTCGAGCAGATCCGCACGTCGCTGTGGACGACCGGCATCGTCAGCGCCCGCAAGCGCATCGGCTCCTCGGGCTCGGTGGCGCAGGCCCCGTCACTGCTCGAGCAGTCCTTCCTGCGCCGGGCCGCGGACCCCGAGCAGGGCATCCCGCAGCGCCAGCGCGCCCTCGAGATCCTCGACCAGGGGCGGGCGGTCAGCCTGCAGCAGGAGATCGACAAGTCCGGCGAGATGGCCGGGGCCGCCGCGGCGCGACACGCCGGGAACGCCTCCCGCGACCAGGTGATCGCCTCGACGCGCGCGGGCGGGCGGGCCATCGGCTGGGTGCGGGTCACCTCGAGCCAGCCGTGCTTCTTCTGCGCGGCGCTCGCCAGCCGCGGCCCCGTCTACGACGGCGAGTCGTTCGACGAGAGCGATGCCCGGTTCGAGGGCCCCGGCCGGCACAAGGTGCATGACCACTGCTCGTGCTCGCTGCGGCAGGTCTACACCCGCTCGACCGAGGAGTGGCCGGCCCTGAGCCAGCGCCTCGAGGACGAGTGGAAGTCGCTGGGCCAGGAGACCGAGCGGCTGTACGGCCGCCGCCCGACGATGAAGGACTGGCGCGAGCGCTACGCCACCCTCGGCATCGCCGCTGCCTGACACGCCCCGGTACGCGCATCTCCTACCTTTCCGACCGGAATGGGTGTGTATCATCGCGATAGCACCACGGACCACAGCAGGGCGTGGGCGATGCCACAGGAGGCAAAGCATGACCATCGTGAAGCCGAAGCCACTCGACGGAGGGTTCCAGACCCCCTGGGAGAAGAAGGGCGAGGAGTACGACCCGGAGAAGGGCCGTGCGTTCATCCACTACCTCTCCACCCAGGCGTTCGAGCAGCAGGAGGCGGCCGCCAAGGCCACCGCCGACCTCGCGACGGTCACGAGCGAGCGGGACGGTTACAAGTCGAAGGTCGAGGAGGCCCAGCGTGCCAACGAGACCGACGTCGAGCGACTGACCCGGGAGCGGGACGAGGCGCTGGCCAAGGCCAAGAAGGTCGACGAGCCGGACATCGACAAGCTCAAGCTCGAGGTCGCGTTCGAGAAGGGCCTCACGAAGGTCCAGATGAAGCGACTGGTCGGGGCCACGAAGGAGGAGCTGGAGTCCGACGCGGACGACCTCCTCAAGGAGTGGAACCCGACGAAGAAGGACGACGACGGCGACGGCGACGGCGACGCGGACAACCCCGCGACCCAGCCGAAGTCCGGCCTTCGCAACCCGGCCGACCCGAAGCCGCTCGAGGGGCGTTTCGACGCCGAGAAGGCGGCCGACGAGTACGTGGCCACATCACGGATCTTCTGAGCACGCGCTCACCACTGCCAACGGCCTGAGCCGGCGGCCAACCCGAGAAGGAGCACCACACCATGGCCGTCATCAAGGTCAAGCCCGAGAAGGTCGTCAGCCTGGCGCTGGCCATCGTCGAGCGCTCCGTGGTCTCGCCCTACCTCTCGACGCGCTTCCCCGACGGGACGTTCACGGGAGCAGAGGGCGACACGGTCACCGTCAACATCGGCAAGCTCAAGGCCGTCGCCCGGGACTACGAGTTCCGCACCCGCACGGCGCCCATCGTCATGGACGACATCGTCGGTGGCGGGAAGATCGCCGCGAAGCTCGACAAGCACGTCGTCTCCGCGACGAGCATCACGCTCGAGCAGCTCACGCTCGACGAGATCGAGCTCATGCGCGACGTGGTCGGCCCGCAGGCCGAGGCCGTCGCCGCGGACCTCGAGGCCAAGACGCTCGCGAAGTTCGCCACCATCCCGTGGAAGCGGAGCTTCGCCATCACGCCCGACAACGACCCGCTGCGCGTCGTCGCCGAGGCCCGGCGACTGCTCGACGCGGACAAGGTCGCGCCCCGCGCCGGCCGCGTCTTCCTCATCGGCTCGGACGTCGAGGCCGCCTGGATCGTCTCCGACCGACTCAGCAAGTACGAGTCGACTGGTGAGACCGGTACCCCGGCGCTGCGCGAGGCGATCATCGGCCGCCTCGCCGGCACCCCGGTCATCGCACTGCCCGACCTGGACCCGGACTTCGTCTGGTACGGCCACCCGTCGGCCCTGATGGTCGCCAACGTGGCGCCCGTCGTCCCGACCGGCGCGCACGTCGGCAAGCAGGGCGCCAGCACCAAGGGCTTCGCCGGCACCTGGATCGCCGACTACGACTCGGCGTACGCGCGCGACCGCTCGATGTTCCACGCCTTCGCAGGCTTCACGGACATCCGCGACGAGCGCAACGCCGACGGCTCGCTCGTCGACCCGACCGGTGACGGCTACGCCACCGCGAAGAACGTGCGCGGCATCGGCATCACGGCCACCGGGTTCGACTCGGTCCTGACGCCGCCCGCCTGATCGACGGCACGGTCAGTCGCTCCCCGCATCCGCTGACCGCGACGCCGCCCCCAGCAGCGCCCCGGCTTCCTCTTGGAGGCCGGGGCGCTGCCCTATGCTTCAACCATGACACCTCTACTCAACTCGGACACGCTCGAGCTGCTGGCCGAAGAGTCGCCCCTCGAGCGCCCGGAGTACGGGGACTACTGCATCCAGGCGGCCTCCGTCATCGTGGCCGACGCCGCCGGCCGGCCGGACTGGCTCGGCGTCGCGCCGGACGGCAGCGACATGCCCGTGGTGGCCGCGCCGCGGCGCGCGGTGATGATCGCCGAGCAGCTCGCGAAGCGCTCCTACATCAACCCGAACGCCGTCGTCGCCGAGGGCTCGGTGGGCCCCATCGGCGGGGACCGCACCATCGAGGACTTCGCCCGGACCTTCGAGCTGACCGAGATCGAGAGCGAGTACCTCGCCGAGGTGAGGCGCACGACCGGCATCGTCGACAGCGGGTCGGGCACCGGCGGCCTGTGGGTGCTGCAGATCGAGAACCGCCCCTACGGCGAGGACTGGGCCGCGATCTACCTGCCCGACCTCGACCCGCGCGCCGCCCCGTGGCCGGTCGGCATCAACGAGTACAACGCCTACGGCGGTGCCTGATGGCGGCCAAGGGCTCGGAGCTGGTCACCGTGCAGGCGGCGCCGACGAAGGACCGCAACGGCGACAAGACGCCTGGCGAGGTGCGCGGCGTCCTCAAGCGCTGCATCGTCATGCCGCGGGCCTCGAGGGAGAGCGCCGAGCGCGGCATCGTCTCGATCGAGGGCTACACCGTCTGGGCGCCGGCCCCCATCGCCTTCCAGGTGAAGGCGACCGACGTCATCGTCGTGCGCGGCAAGGAGCTCGGCGTCGATGGCGTGGTCGGGGACTGGCGCAACAAGCGCGGCAAGTTCCTCGGGCTGCTCTTCCAGACGACGCGCTACGGGGTCGGCTGATGGCCAGCAAGGCGAACGCGCTCGTCTACTACCAGCGCGACAAGGTCAACAGCTACAAGATGCACGAGGACGGCTCCTACCCGATGTCGGCGTTCGTCGAGTCGGACAAGATCCGCCGCCCGTGCCTGCAGGCGGCCTACCAGGTGATCGGCATCGCCAGGGGGCTGGCCCCGAAGAACAGGGGCCGCTACGCCAGCTCCTTCGGGATCGGCAAGCGGAAGGTCTTCCTGTTCAAGCCCGCCGGCGAGCCGCGGCAGCGCCGCGCCGTCGTCGAGGTGATCAACACCGACCCGGCCGCGGGCGCCATCGAGTGGGGCTCGGGCCGGCCGAACGAGGGCGCCTCCCCGGGCGAGCCGCGGCCGCAGGGCGGCTCCAACCAGCCCTTCCGTGTCCTCGGCCGGGCCGCAGCGAAGGTGGGTGACTTCCATGAGTGACATCGCGGTGATCCCCGACCACGGCGAGGTGATGCGAATGCTGGTCGACGCGCTGATGGCCGACATGGACGGCGTCGGCGAGGCCAACGTCGCGGCCCCCACGCCGGGCGAGTCGCCCCTGCCGGCGGCGCAGGCCTACGTCTTCGACGGGGCCGCGGACCAGACCGAGGGCACCTTCGTGGTCGACGTCGCTTTCTACGCTTCGTCCTATAGCGTGGCGAGTCGTCTGTCGCGCACCTTTGATGCACGTTTCATGGGATATCCTCACCGTGTCAGCAGTGGCGACAGCACGGTGCTGCTCGACCGGGTAGAGACGAACGTCATCCCGAACGAAGTGCCGTTCACCGAGGACGACTCGGTGCGACGGTTCCAGGCAACGTACTCGGTCAGTTTCCGACGACGCTGACGACACCCAGGAAGGACCACACCGTGGCTGGCACAGACTACGAGGCCCTGCAGAACAAGCAGGCCGAGCTCATCCGCAAGGCCCTCAAGGGCTCCGTCTTCATCGCGTCCATCGACGCCGGAGTGCCCGCACGGCTCACCGACGCGACGGACCACCTCCTCGCGCCGCTGCCGGTCGCGGTCTCGCCGGCGACCTGGCTGCTCCCGTGGGGTGACCTCGGCTACCTGTCGAACGACGGCGCCCAGTACGCCAACGACGTCTCCTCGAGCGACGTCACCTCCTGGGGCGCGACGAGCCCGACGCGCTCGGACATCACGTCCGACAACTCGACCCTGACGGTCGTGGCGCAGGAGACCAAGCTCACCACCATCGGCCTCTACACGGGCGCCGACCTCGCGTCGACCTCCACGGAGACCGACGGCGAGCTCATCATCACCAAGCCCGAGCGCCCCAAGGCGAAGTCCTACCGCGTCCTGTCGGTCGCGGTCGACGAGGCCGACGACGGCGAGATCTACATCGGGCGCCTCCTGGCCCGCGCCAAGGTCACCGGCAAGGCCGAGCAGGCCTTCGGTGGCGGCGACGACCCCATCGGCTGGGGCGTCACCTTCCAGGGCACGAAGGACAGCGCCCTCGGCTTCACCGAGCGCTGGTTCTTCGGCGGCCCGGGCTGGAACGGCCTGCTGACCCAGATGGGCTTCGAGGCCGCGGCCTGATCGGAGCCGAGGCTCCCACACGGAACCCCCGACGCACCTTTTGCGCGCTTCGGGGGTTCCGCCCTATACCGCCCGGTGCGGCTATGCTTGGGCAGGGCGAGGCCGCACCGGGCGCCTGCCGAAACCGAAGGAGCAACACACCATGGCTGGTTCCAGCACCGCCCGTGGCGCGCAGGCCGACGCCGCCGCCGAGAGCAACGCCGACGCCCA